ATGAACGAGACGAGACGCGCCCGGGGTGACCGGGAGGCCCCGTGGGCCGAATGCGGCCTGTGCGGCGGCGAGATCGGCTGGGGAGAGCGGTACTACCGGGTGGCCGGCGAGAACGTGTGCCGGAAGTGCCTGGCGGACTTCGCCGCACAGATCCTGGCGGTGTACGAGGTGAAAGGGGGAGAGGACGTATAGGCAGGAGGAGCGGCATCCCGTGGGAGGACATACGGGAGCGGTATGAGGAGGGCGGCGTGACGCTGCGGGAGCTGGCGGAGCGGTACGGTGTGACGGAGCGGTCGGTGTATCTGCACGCACGGAACGAGGCGTGGGAGGGCCCCCGGCGGTGGAGCCTGCGGCGCGGGGGCGAGGCGCAGACCGAGCTGGCCCGGACGGCCCGGCAGCTGTACTGGGCGGCCACCGCCGCCGTTGACCGGATGGATCTGGACGAGGCGGGGGTGAAGGAGATGAAGGAGCTGGCGGGGCTGATGCAGGCGCTGATCTCGCTGGAGCGGGCCATGGAGCCGCCCAAGGCGGAGAAGAAGGAAAAGGGGACGGTGCGGGTGGTGCTGTCCGACGAGGCGGAGGAGCTGAGCCGATGAGAGGGGACACCATGGCGCTGGGGACGCCCAACCCCCGGCAGCGGGAGTTTCTGGCGTGCCGGAGGAAATATGTCGCCTTCGGCGGCGCACGGGGCGGCGGCAAAAGCTGGGCCGTGCGGTGCAAGGCCAAGCTGCTGGCCCTGCGGTATCCGGGCATCCGGCTGCTGCTGGTGCGGCGGAGCCTGCCGGAGCTGGAGAGCAACCACCTGACGTTCCTGCGCGGCGAGCTGGCGGGGGTGGCGGAATACCGGGCCGGGGAGCACCGGTTCGTGTTCGGCAACGGCAGCACGCTGCAGTTCGGGTACTGCGGACGGGACGCAGACCTCGACCGGTATCAGGGCGCGGAGTACGATGTGATCTTTCTGGACGAGGCCACCCAGCTGAAGGAGCAGTGGATGCGGCAGATCGCCGCCTGCGTCCGGGGCGTCAACGACTTTCCCAAGCGCATCTACTACACCTGCAACCCCGGCGGGCCGGGGCACGGGTACATCAAGCGGCTGTTTATCGACAGGCGGTACGAGCCGGGGGAGATACCGGAGGACTACGCCTTTATCCCGGCGCGGGTCACGGACAACACGGTGCTGCTGGCGCGGCAGCCGGAATACGTCCGGCAGCTGGAGGCGCTGCCCCCCAAGCTGCGGCGGGCGTGGCTGGAGGGCTGCTGGGACGTGTTTGCCGGGCAGGTGTTCCAGGAGTTCACCGACGATCCGGCCCACTACGATGACAGGCGGTACACCCATGTGATACGGGCCTTTGACGTGCCCAGAGAGTGGAACGTGTACCGCAGCTACGACTTCGGCTACGCCAAGCCCTTTTCCTGCGGCTGGTGGGCAGTGGATCACGACGGGTGCGTGTACCGCATCGCGGAGCTGTACGGCTGCACCGGCACGCCGGACGAGGGGGTGCTGTGGACGCCGGAGAGACAGTTCGCGGAGATACGGCGCATCGAGGAGGAGCACCCGCTGCTGCGGGGGCGGCAGATACAGGGGGTGGCCGACCCGGCCATCTGGGACGCCAGCCGGGGCGAGAGCATCTATGAGACGGCGCTGAAGCACCGCATCTTCTTCGTGAAGGGGGACAACCGGCGCATCGCCGGGTGGATGCAGATGCACTACCGGATGACCTTCGACGCGGAGGGCTACCCCATGCTGTATGTATTCGAGAACTGCCGGGCGTTCATCCGGACGGTGCCGGGGCTGCTGTACAGCCGGACAGACCCGGAGGATGTGGACACCAGTCAGGAGGATCACGCGGCCGACGAGAGCCGGTACTTCTGCATGACAAGGCCCATCGCGCCGGTGCGGACGGAGCGCCGGGAGATCGCCGACGACCCGCTGGAGCTGCGGACGGGCCGGTTCGGCAGCTGGGGCGGCGTGAGAAAAATCTGAGGGCCGCTGCACCGGGACGTGCAACAACCGGAGGGCGGCGGACAGAGACAGTAACAAGGAAAGGAAGGTGCGGCATGGAACAGGAGGTCATGAGGCCCAGGATCGGCACGCAGGAGGTGCTCCGGGCGGCGGAGATCCTGCGGAAGTACCGGCAGGGCAAGGAGAATCTGGAGAAGCGCGTCATCGACAACGAGCAGTTCTGGAAGCTGCGGCACTGGGAGCAGATGGAAAAGGCCGGGGAGGGCGGCAATCCCGCCGACCCCCAGCCGGCCAGCGGATGGCTGGTGAACTGTATTCTGTCCAAGCACGCGGACGCCATGGACAGCTATCCGGAGCCGACGGTACTGCCCCGGGAGCCGGACGACCGGGAGGAGGCGGAGAAGCTGACCCGCATTCTGCCGGTGATCCTGCAGAACAACCGGTTCAAGAAGGAGTATGCCAAGGCGTGGTGGAACAAGCTGAAGTCCGGCTGCGCCGTGTACGGCGTGTTCTGGGACGACCGGAAGCTCCACGGGCTGGGGGACATCGACATCCGCAGCATGGATGTGCTGAATCTGTTCTGGGAGCCGGGGGTGCAGGACATACAGGCGTCGGAGCACTTCTTCTCCACGGAGCTGGTGCCCGATCACCGGCTGGTGCGGGCGTACCCCCAGCTGGAGGGGAAGCTGGGGCGCGGCGGCGCGGCGCAGGTGAGCCGCTATCTCTACGACGACAGGGTGGACACCTCCGGCCAGTCGCTGGTGGTGGACTGGTACTACCATACGGAGGAGGATGGGCGTCCGGTTTTGCAGTACTGCAAGTTCGTGGGGGAGACGGTGCTGTACGCCACGGAGAATGATCCCGCCTACCGCGGGCGGGGGTGGTACGACCACGGGCAGTACCCCTTTGTGTTCGACGTGCTGTTCCCGGAGGAGGGGACGCCCTGCGGCTACGGGTATGTGGATCTGTGCAAGTCGGCGCAGAAGCAGATCGATCTGATGAACCAGGCCATCCTGAAGAACACGCTGGCGGCGGCCACGCCGCGGTTCTTCATCCGCTCCGACGGGGCGGTGAACGAGGCGGAGTACGCCGACTGGACGCGGCCCTTCGTCCACACCAACGGCAATCTGGGGGCGGACTCCATCGCGCCCATCCGTGTGCCCACGCTGGACAGCGTGTATGTGGCCATCCTGCAGAACAAGGTGGCGGAGATGAAGGAGACGGCGGGCAACCGGGACGTCATGGGCGGCGGCACCGCCGGGGGCGTCACGGCGGCCACGGCCATCGCGGCGCTGCAGGAGGCCGGCGGCAAGCTGTCGCGCAATATGATCGACGACGGGTACGAGGCGTTCTCGCAGGTGCTGACGCTGTGCATCGAGCTGGTGCGGCAGTTTTACAGCATGCCCCGGCAGTTCCGGCTGCTGGGCAGGGGCGCGGAGCGGGAGTTCCGGATGTTCGACAACGGCGGTATGCAGCCCCGGCCGCTGGAGATGGGCGGCTACCGGGTGCCGGAGTTCGATCTGGAGATCGCGGCGCAGGATGAGACGCCCTACAAGACCATGGAGTACAATCAGCTGGCGCTGCAGCTGTTCCAGATGGGCTTCTTCCGGGCGGACATGGCCGAGCAGGCCCTGCGGTGTCTGGATCTGATGGAGTTCAAGAACAAGGATCAGCTGGCGGCGGTGATCCGGCAGGGGAGGCAGCGGACGCGGCAGGTGGAGTGGCTGCAGGGACAGCTGCTGACGGCGCTGCGGCTGCTGGACGCCCGGCAGGGCACGCAGCTGGCGGAGACGCTGGCGCGGGAGATGGACGGCGGCGAGGACGAGGCGCCGGACATCGGCGGCCTGCGGATACCGGAGGCGGGACGCGGTGCGCTGAATACCGTGCAGCGGCAGAGAAAGCAGTCCCGGGAGACGGTGAGGCCCCGATGATCCGGGTACGGTTCGACGGGGCGCAGATGACGGTCAGCGGGCACGCCGGGTACGCGCCGGCGGGGCGGGACATCGTGTGCGCCGCCGTGTCGGCGCTGGTGTACGCGCTGGCGGGGTATCTGGAGGAGACGGGACAGGCGGAGCGGGTGGATATCCGCAGGGGCTTCGCGGACATCCGGGGCACGGCGGCGGGCGCGGCGGCGCTGGCACTGGTGCGGTGCGGCGTGGAACAGCTGGCGCAGGCGTATCCCGGGTGCGTGGAGATAACGGGGTCGTGACCTACCACGGGAAGGAGAGGCTATGAGGCAGCTTTGGATGGACTGGCAGGCGTTCGCGGAGGAGGCCGGTCAGGAGACGGGCGGAGAAGCAGGCGGGCAGGCGGCTCCCGACGCCGGGGAGCAGGACGATTTTGCGGAGCTGATCCGGGGAAGGTACAAGGCGCAGTTCGACGCCCGTGTACAGAAGATCCTGGACGGGCGGCTGCGGGGCCTGCGGCAGGAAAACGCCCGGCTGCGGCAGGAGACGCAGGCGCAGCGGCAGGCACAGGCCGGGGCGCTGCTGCGCCTGCAGGCGGAGGAGGGACGCATCCGGCAGGTGTATCCGGACTTCGACTGGAAGCGGGAGCTGGCCTCGCCCCGGTTCGGGCGGCTGGTGACGGCGGGCGTGGACGGACAGACCGCCTACGAGATCGTACACCGGCAGGAGCTTTTGCAGGCGGCTATGGGCTACGCGGCGGAAAAGACCCGCAGCGAGATGGCCCGGGCCATCGCCTCCGGCGGCAGCCGGGCGGCGGAGAACCGGGGCGGCAGCCGCACTGTGACCCGCAGCGATCCCAGAAGCCTGACCAGCCGGGAGCTGGCGGCGATCCGCAGGCGGGTACAGGACGGGGAGAAGATCCGATTCTGAAAAAACAGGGAGGAGAAATATGGAAAACATGAATTTGCAGATGTTCGCAGGGGAGATGAACACCCAGACCACCGGCGGTCTCAGCGCCGAGATGAAAACCTACTACGGTATGGAGCTGCTGGAGAACGCGCGGCCCCAGCTGGTACACAACCAGTTCGCGGCCACCAAGGGCCTGCCCGTGGGCGGCGGCAAGACCGTGGAGTGGCGTAAGTTCGGCGCCTTCGACAAGGCGCTGACGCCGCTGACCGAGGGTGTGACCCCCGACGGCAGCGGTATCGCCGTCAGTTACATTACCAAGGAGCTGGCGCAGTACGGCGACTACACCACCGTGTCCGATATGCTGGATCTGACGGCCATCGATGACGTGGTGCTGGAGATCACCGACCGGCACGGCGCCAATATGGGCCTGACGCTGGACACCGTGACCCGCAACGAGATCCAGCAGGGCAATCAGGTCATCTACGCGCCCGGAAAGAACAGCGACGGCACCGCCGCCGCAGTGGTGAGCCGCTATCAGCTGGACAGCGGGTGCAGGATGACCAGCGAGCTGGTGGCCAAGGCCGCCACCCAGCTGAAGAAGATGAACGCGCCGACCTTCGACGGCAAGTATGTGTGCATCATCCACCCCAGCGTGGCCTTCGACCTGCGGCAGGACGAGGCGTGGATCGCCGCGCACCAGTACGCCGCCGCCACGGAGCTGTTCTCCGGCGAGATCGGCGAGCTCCACGGCGTGCGCTTCGTGGAGACGACGGAGGCCAAGATCTATCGCGGCGGCGATCTGGCCAAGGACGCCCGCGTGCTGACGGTCAGCGGCGCGGTGAGCGGCGGCACCGAGGTGCCCTTCACCGGCGGTACGGTGGAGGTCGACGCGCTGGCAGGCCGCTATGTGCTCATCGGCGGTCAGCGCGTGAGAGTGGCGTCCAACACCGCTGCCAAGCTGGTGCTGGAGGAGGCCGTCACCGCCGCCGACAAGGCGGTGATCTATCCCGGCGAGGGCGGCAGGGACGGCTGTGCCGTGTACGGCTGCCTGTTTCTGGGCAAGGGCGCTTACGGCGTGGTGGATCTCAGCGAGGGCACGGAGGTCATCGTGAAGCCCCGCGGCTCCTCCGGTACCGCCGATCCGCTGGATCAGCGCTCCAGCGTGGGCTGGAAGGGCATCCATGCCGCCGCCATTCTGTACGACGAGTACATGGTGCGCGTGGAGTGCGGCTCCAGCTACTCCGGCGAGGACAAGGCGAACTGACACGGCGCGGGAGGGGTCTTTGACCCCTCCCGCTGTGAAACGGAACGATGAAAGGAGAAGGGCGTTGTGAAAGAGAAGATGGTGAGTATTTTTCTGCCCCGCGGCAGAAAGAACGAGGAGAATTTCGTGATCGTGTCCGTCAACGGGCGCAGCTGGAAGATCATGAAGGGCGTGCAGGTGCAGGTGCCCGGCTATGTGGCGGAGGTGCTGGAGAACAGCCGCATGATGGCCGAGACGGCGCGCCGCTATGTGGACGAGCGGGCCAACTGAGGTGGCGGCCATGGACAGGCTGACGGCGGGGCAGCTGCTGGGCAGAGTGGACGCTCTGCTGCCCAATCAGTACAGCAGGGCGGAGAAGATGCAGTGGCTGGCCCAGGCGGAGGGCTTCGTGCTGCGGGAGGTGCGGCAGGCGGAGGGGGCGCTGCCGGAGGTGACGGAGGGCTACGTCCTGACGGCGGAGGCCCCCTACGACGAGCTGTACCGCCACTATGTGGAGGCGCAGATCCACTACGCCAACGGGGAGACGGCGCGGTACAACAACGCGGCGGCCCAGTGGAACAACGCCTTTCTGACGTACAAGGACTACTGCTGCCGCAGCGCGGCACCCCGCCGCGTCACGGCGGCGCTGCGCCTGTTTTAAGGAGGTGGGGGGATGTTTTTTCCCAAGCTGACGGCGCCGCCCCAGCAGCGGGTCACGGCGGATCGGTTCCTGGGGCTTGACCGGCGGGCGGGCAGCGTCATGGGCGGCATGCAGGATATGGAGAACCTGTGGGCCGGGGGCTATCCGGCGCTGGAGACAAGGCCCGCACGGGGCATCGTCGCGGCGGTGAAGGCACCGGGCGGCCTGGTGTGCCGGGACGCGCCGGTATGGGTGGACGGCACGGCGCTGTACGTCAACGGCGTCCGGACGGGGCTGACACTGACGGAGGGCGATAAGCAGCTGGTGAGCATGGGCGCGTACCTGCTGATCTGGCCGGACAAAAAGTTCATCAACACGCAGGAGCTTACGGAGTTCGGCGGGCTGGAGAACCGCACCGTCACCACCGGCGAGGTGACGATCTCACTGTGCAGGAGCAGCGGCGAGGCACTGGGAAGCTACTCCATCGGGGAGGAGGCGCCCGCGTCGCCGGGGACGGGCAGCCTGTGGATGGACACGGCGGACGGCGAGCCGGTGCTGAAGCGGTACGACGGCACCTCATGGCTGGAGGTGGAGGACGTGTGTACCAGGGCGGCGTCCGCCGGTATCGGACGGGGCTTCCGGGCCGGGGACGGCGTGACCGTGGAGGGCTGCGAGACGGAGGGGGTGGACGGACTCCACGTTTTGCAGGCGGCGGACGACGACTGGATCGTGCTGCCGGTGATGTGCCGGACGGTGGGCAGTCAGACGGCGGCGGTGACGGTGAAGCGGGCCGTCCCGGACATGGACTTCGTGGTGGAGCAGGGCAACCGGCTGTGGGGCTGCAAGTACGGCATCGTCAACGGCGAGGCGGTGAACGAGATCTACGCCAGCAAGCTGGGGGATTTCCGGAACTGGAACAGCTTCGCGGGGCTGAGCACCGACAGCTATGCGGCGTCCCGGGGCTCCGACGGTGTGTTCACCGGGGCGGCGGCGTGTATGGGCGGCGTCATCTTCTTTAAGGAGGACTGCATGGAGCGGGTATATCCCAGCGCGGCAGGCGCGCACCAGATCGTGACGGTGCGGTGTCCCGGTATCCGGAAGGGGTGCGGAGGCAGCGCGGCGCTGGTGGACGGGACGCTGTTCTATGTGGGTGTCAACGGGGTGTACGCCTTTGACGGCAGCATGCCGTCCTGCGTGTCACAGCCGCTGGGGAGCGTGCGGTACGCCGGTGCGGCGGCGGCCGGGTGGGACGGACAGTACTGGCTGGCGGCGCGGGACGAGGCCGGGGGACGGCATGTGCTGGTGTACGACACGGCCCACGGCCTGTGGCACCGGCAGGACGACGCGGACATCATGGCCTTCGCCGTGTGCGGCGGGGCGCTGTACGGCCTGACCCGCAGCGGGGCGCTGCTGGATCTTACCGGAGGCAGCGGCGAACCGGAGGAGACGGTACGGTGGATGGCGGAGACGGGCGAGCTGGGTCTGTCGGCACCGGACAGCAAGTATCTGACGCGGCTGGAGCTGCGGGTGCAGCCGGAGAGACGGGCGCGGCTGGAGGCGCTGGTCAGCTATGACGGCGGACGGCGCTGGGAGAAGCTGGGCGAGGTCATCGGCGGAGACGGGCAGACCCGGGGATATCTGCTGCACCTGCGGCCCCGGCGGTGCCGCCAGCTGCGGCTGCGGCTGAAGGGCACGGGACGGTGCCGGGTATACAGCCTGTCGGCGGTGTATGAGAAGGGAAGTGACGGCCCGTGAGCGCGCTTCCCATGCCCGCCAGTCCGGCGGGGAGTCTGCGGCAGCAGGTGATGCAGCAGTACGCCTATCTGTTCCAGATGGCGCAGCAGCTGAATCTGGCGCTGGAGCAGCTGGAGCAGGCCGAGAGCGGTACGGTGCGGGCCGCCGGGGCGGCCTCCGGCGGTGGAGCGGCGGGCGGTACAAAGCTGGCGGCGGCAGACCGGCAGTACCAGAAGCTGCGGAGCATGATCGTCAAGACGGCGGATCAGGTGCGGCACACCAGAGAGGAGCTGACGGCGCGGCTGCAGGAGGAGTATGTGGCGGTGTCGGATTTCGGCAGCCATGTGGCGTCCCTCAGCGCGTATCTGGAGGCGAATCCGGAGGCCGTGACCCAGTATTACAGCTTTTTCTCCGATCTGAAGGCCGATGTGGAGGCGGTGGACGCCGCGTTCCGCCACTACAAGGTGGACACGGAGGGCTACATCCGCACGGGCATCGTCAGCTATGACGGGGCGGTGCCGGTGTACGGCGTGGCGGTGGGACAGGACCTGGTGTGCCGGGAGGTGGACGGCGAGCAGGTGGTGGAGCAGAACAACTTCCGGGCGGTGTTCACCGCCACGCGGCTGTCGTTCTGGCAGGACGCCACGGAGGTGGCCTATGTGTCCAACAACCGGCTGTACATCACCAATATCACGGTGCTGGGCGGCATCGCCATAGGGGACTGGAGCGTGGAGGCGGCGGAGAGCGGCCTTGCGTTCCGGTGGATCGGAGGGTAAGGCATGAGCATCACATTGGATACGGTGAACTGGGGGAGCGCACCCAACATCGGCGTCACGCTGGCCTACGACAGCCAGCGCTCCGGACAGGACATGCGCTACCGCATCTATGCGTCGCTGGCACCGGTGACAGGCGGCTCCTACTTCGGGTATCCCGTCTATATCTCGTTGTATCTGGACGGGGACTGCGCGGTGAGCGGCGGCACGGTAAAGGCGGCGTCGCCCGACCGGTGGAGCAGCGCCATCGAGTACGACAGCGGGTGGATCACGGTGTCCGGCAAGAGCGGCGGCACCACGGCGCTGACGGTGCGGCTGTACAGCGGCTCCGGCTCCAGCCGCGACCAGCGGTACAGCTATGCGCTGGACGTGGAGCCGGGCAGCTCGGCGGAGGATTTCAGGCTGGCGGCGGGGGACGCCGCCATCGGGCAGACAGGGACGCTGACGGTGACGAAGCCCGGCAGCGGCTATACGTTCCGGTTCAGCTACGTCTTCGGCGGGGCGTCCGGCACACTGGGCGGCGCTTCGCTGAAAACGGTCAGCAGTACGGCGGCCAAGGCGGTGTATCAATGGACGGCGCCCGCCGCGCTGGCGGAGCAGATCCCCAACGCCCTGCGGGGCGCGGGCACCATGACCATGGACATCTACGACGGCGGCGACTATGTGGGCAGCGTACAGGCCCCGTTCACCGCCTATGTGCCGGAGACCATGCGGCCCACGGCCACCTTGCAGGTAACGGTGGTCAACGACAACGCGGCGGTGAAGGGCTGGGGCCTGTGCGTGCAGGGGCTCAGCCGGGTGCGGTACACCGTGAAGGCCGCCGGTACCGGCGGCGCATCGGTGAGGACGTGCCGGTTCAGCTTTGCGGGGCAGACGATGGCGGGTACCTCCGGCACCACGGCGCTTATCGGCAGCGCGGGGTCGCTGAAGCCGTCGGCAACGGTGACGGACAGCCGGGGGCGGTCGGTGACGGTGACGGGCAGCGCCGTGAAGGTATACGCCTACCACCAGCCGGTGATCTCTGACAGCACCGTGGTGCGGTGCGGCGCGGACGGCACCGCCGCGGACAGCGGCGCGTATCTGAAGGTGCGGTGTACGGCGTCCTGCGCCGCCGTGGAGGGGAGGAACACCGTGCAGGTGCGGGCGCGCTACCGTCCCATGGGCGGCAGCTGGAGCGGCTGCACTACCCTGACCAGCGGCGCGGAGAGACTGTTGGGCGGCGGGCTGGCGGCCACGGCGTCCTATGAGGTGGAGCTGACCGCCGCAGACACGGTGGGCAGCGTGCGGACGGTGCGGTACACGGCGGCCACATCGCAGGTGACGCTGCATCTGCGCAGCGGCGGCAAGGGCGCGGCCTTCGGCAAGTACGGCGAGCGGGAGGCGCTGGAGTGCGCGTGGCCGGCGGTGTTCTACGGCGACGCGGAGGTGACCGGAGCGCTGACGCTGGGCGGGAAGCCGCTGGCGGACGTGCTGTGGCCGGTGGGCTGCGTGCGGCTGACGGCGGAGGCCGTGCCGCCCGTGCCGTCGCCGGAGGGCGCGGTATGGGAGAGCGTGGACACCGGCATGGTGGGCCTGCACGCGTGGCGCAGGACGACATAAGGAGAAAGGACGGAACCAATGGCATCGACGTATACAATGGTGGCATACGGCTCGCAGGGCGACGCGGTGCGCCAGCTGCAGAGCGAGCTGAACAGGCACGGCTATCAGCTGGACGAGGACGGCGTTTTCGGTAAGAAGACCCGCGCCGCCGTGCGGGACTATCAGAAGAAGAGCAGCCTGCGGCTGGACGGCATCGCCGGAGACGAGACATGGGGCAGTCTGCTGGCGTCGCCCGCCCCGGCAGAGGAGACGACGCCCGCCCCCGTGGCCAGACCATCGGCAAAGACGGCGGAGGCGCTGGCGAGACTGGAGAAGGGGTACGCGCCCTCGGAGGATGTGACGGCGGCGCAGGCCTACCGCGACAGCGTGGCGGCGCTGCGGCCCGACGCATACGACTCCGCCTACCGGCAGCGGCTGGCGGCGCTGTACGACGAGATCGAGGGACGGCAGGCGTTTTCCTACGACCCGGAGACAGACAGCGACTTTGCGCAGTACGCCCGGCTGTACCGGCAGAAGGGCCGCGCCGCCATGGAGGACACCATGGGACAGGCGGCGGCGCTTACCGGCGGGTACGGCTCCAGCTACGCGGAGAACGCGGGGCAGCAAGCCTACGGGCAGTATATGCAGGAGCTGATGGCGCTGCTGCCCCAGCTTCGGGAACAGGCACAGGCGGCCTACGACCGGGAGGGACAGGCGCTGCAGACGCGGTACGACCTGCTGGACAAGCAGGAGAAGGCGGACTATGACCGCTGGCAGGACGGCATGTCCGACTGGGAAAAGCAGCTTTCGCTGGCGCAGGAGCAGTACGACAGCGTCAGCCAGCAGGACAGAAGGCTGTACGAGACGCTGCTGGCCCACTACCGCAGCATGGCCCAGCAGGAGCAGAAGCTGGCGGCCTCCGGCGCGGAGGTGGACAGCGGGGAAGCGACGGCTGCCAGCGAGTCCTTGAGCTCCACGGCGGCGGACAGTCTGTACCGCGCCATGGGGAACTATCTGAAAAAGGGCAAGACCCAGGCGGCGCAGGCGCTGCTGGAGCAGTACAGGAGCCGCATGACTCCGGCGCAGAGGAAGAGCTTTTCCGGGCTGTTCGGCAGCTACGGCCAGACGGCGGCCCTGTGACCGGCGGGGAAAAACTGTTGCATTCGCGGGCGGGGTATGGTAACATAGCTTCGGCGCTGAGGTGCGGGACGGCGAGCGCGCTGTCCCGCATTTTTTTGGCAAACGCCCCCGAAAGGAGAACAGA